GTACATTAACAACAATGTCTGCCATGAAAAATATTGTTGCAAAAGCAGAAGTAGAAGAATCTTTTGAAAAGGAAGTAGCAATTTATGACCTAAATGAGTTTCTTGCTTCTATATCTTTATTTACAAGTCCTATTCTAGAATTTGAAGATGGTTTTGTAACTATTAAAGAAGAAAACAATCCAACAAATTCTTTGAAGTATTTTTATTCAGACCCATCGGTTGTAACTTCACCAAGTAAAACAATTACTATGCCAAGTAAAGAAATTTCATTTACATTAAATGGTGAAGACTTAGATAAATTGAAAAGAGCAGCAGGTGTTATACAGGCACCAGATTTAGTCTTAGAGAAAAAAGATGTTGGTGTATATTTAACAGTAAAAGATAAAAAGAATGATACTGCAAATACTTTCTCTTTAGATGTTGATACCGTTGCAGACGGTAGTGATTTTAAGTTTTTCTTTAAAGTAGAAAATCTAAAAGTTATGGATGGTAATTATAATGTAGAAATATCATCAAAGAATATTAGTCATCTAACATCTACAAATAAAGATGTAGAGTATTGGGTTGCATTAGAACCAGAGAGTAGTTATGAATAACAAATTGGACTTTATATTATGGAAACTTTTTTATGGGTTGAACGACACAGACCCAAATCTATCAATGAATGTGTTCTACCAGAACATTTAAAAAATACTTTTAAAGAATTTGTAGAAGATAAACACATTCCTAATTTAATTTTATCAGGTGGCCCTGGCATCGGTAAGACTACTGTTGCCAAAGCAATGCTTGATGAAATTGGAGTAACATCATTAGTCATAAATGGTTCAGAAGAATCGGGTATTGATGTTCTAAGAAATAAAATTAAAAACTTTGCCTCTACTGTATCACTAGAAGGTGGTCGTAAGTATGTTATACTAGATGAGGCAGATTATCTAAACCCCCAATCAACGCAACCTGCACTTCGTGGATTCATGGAAGAATTTCATAAGAATTGTGGATTCATTCTTACATGTAATTATAAGAATAGATTAATTGAACCATTACATTCAAGATGTAGTGTGATTGATTTTATTATTCCTAAAGATGATAAACCAAAACTTGCAAAAGACTTCTTTAGTAGAGTTAAGAATATTTTAGAATTAGAAAATATAAAATATGAACCTAGAGTTGTAATGGAACTATTGACTAAATATTTCCCAGATTGGCGAAGAATTTTAAATGAGTTACAAAGATATTCTACATCAGGTCAAATAGACGCTGGAATATTAGTAAATATATCAGAGGTAAATATCAATGAACTTATGGTTGCACTCAAACGAAAAGAATTTACAAATGTCAGAAAGTGGATTGTCCATAATCTTGATAATGACCCTGTCCGTATTTATCGTAGGATTTATGATAGTTTGTATGAGCATGCTGATAGTAGTACAATACCTCATGCAGTTCTCATCTTGGCTAAGTACCAGAGCCAATCGGCTTTTGTGGCAGACCAAGAAATAAACTTACTTGCTTGTCTAACTGAAATTATGGTTGATGTGAAATGGAAATAAAAGATGTAAAATTAATGAAACCATTTGGCCCATTGGTAATGGTATGTAAATTACCAGATGAAATTGTCAAAAAACTTGATAAGATTGTAGATAATGTTATGGGTATAAATGATATGGGTGAAAGACTTGCTGGTCAGATTAAAAATGAATCTGAAATACCACACTCTATGTTAGAAGAATATAAGTGTATGGATATCTTTCACGCCATAGGTAGAAGTTATGTTGAACAAGGATATAAACATGGTTATCTTGAAGAAGTATTAAAACTAGTAGATATAAAAACTCAAATGCAATCTATCTGGTCTGTATCTCAATATGAAAATGAATACAACCCACAACATAATCATACTCATTGTAATATGAGTGCAGTTCTTTATTTAAGAATACCAGAATACAAAAAAAGAAATATACCACACAAAAAAGAAATGGATGGTAAAATAGAATTTAATTTTTGTAATACAGAATCACTTTTTACTACTGGTTCGTTTACAGTAGAACCTAAAGTTGGTCAGTTGTTTTTATTTCCAAATCATCTGAATCATCAAGTATATCCATTTTTAGGTGATGGTGAAAGAAGAAGTATCGCGTATAATATGTCTTATAAATGTTTTAGTAAATCTTTAGGAATACAAGTTGCTGGGGATAGTACAAATCTATATAATGAGATAAATCACCCAGAGAAAATACCATCTTCTAAGTTAGAAGAATTAAGAACCTTATATAGAAAGAAATGAATAAGAAAATTTTACATTTACCAAAGAAGTCTTTTAAGTTAAGATTTAAAGTTCCAAATAAAATACAGATACAAAGTAAAAAAGTGTTTTCTGCTACAGGTCATGTTTTACATATTGATAATGGTATTGGTATTATTGAAGTTAAATCTAAAAATTTAGAAGCGGCAAAACAATATCTAGAAGATTTAATTGAACAAGAAGTAGAGTATGTTTGAATTAAAAGAATATCTTAATTCTATAAATTATTCGAAAGAAAAACTTATGGATACAGAAGATGAAATGTGGGAAAAGAAATATCCTGCATATATTGTGAATAAATGTGTTGCACCATTTCAAGATACTATATTCCTAGTAAATGAAATGAATAGAAGTCATCATATAGACAATAAATTACAATTTGACTTTTTACTAAATAGTTTAAGAAAAAGAAAAAGATATACACCGTGGTTAAATGCGAAAAAACAAAAACATCTAGAATATGTAAAAGAGTATTATGGATATAATAATGAAAAAGCAAAATCAGCTCTTAGTATATTGAATGATAAACAAATTAAGACTATAATGGACAGTTTGAACAAAGGCGGAAGAAATGGAAAATAATGTAAATTGGACACAGGAGCAGATGTTTGAGGTTTTTTTAAAAGAACCAGATGACTTCCTAAAAATTAGAGAGACATTATCACGCATCGGTGTTGCTTCTAGAAAAGAAAGGAAATTATATCAATCTTGTCATATACTTCATAAACAAGGTAAGTATTATATTGTCCACTTTAAAGAATTATTTGCACTTGATGGTAAGGATACAAACTTATCCGAAAATGATATTGCTAGAAGAAATACAATAGTAAAACTTTTAGATGATTGGGGATTGATAACAATAAAAAATAAACCAGAATCCATTGCACCATTAAGTCAAATTAAAATTATTTCATTCAAAGAAAAGGATGAATGGATATTAGAAACTAAATATAACATAGGTAAGAAAAAAGAGGTAGAATAAATGGCATACGGTAAAAAAATATTAGACCATTATGAAAATCCTAGAAATGTAGGTAAACTTGATGAAAAAGACCCTAAAGTTGGTACTGCAATGGTCGGTGCACCTGCGTGTGGTGACGTTATGAAACTTCAAATCAAAGTTGGTGATGATGGTATTGTAAAAGATGCTAAATTTAAAACTTATGGTTGTGGTTCAGCAATTGCCTCATCTAGTTTATTAACAGAATGGGTTAAAGGAAAGACTTTAGATGAAATAGAGTTAATCAAAAATACTGACATTGTAGAGGAACTTGCTCTTCCACCTGTCAAAATACACTGCTCGGTTTTAGCAGAAGATTCAATTAGAGCTGCGATTGCAGACTACAAAGGTAAACAAGAATCAGTAGGAAAATGGCAACCTAATACAGAGTAATATATTATGAAAAATTTTCAATCTTTCATCACAGAAGAAAATGTGGATGATGGTGATATACAAATTGCTATCTTAACTAAAGTATCATCTAAAGAAAAGGAAATTGTTGCAAATCAAATCAAAGAATATTCTGATAAGAATAATATTCCCTGTCATATAGTCAATACAACAAAAGCATGGGTATCTACAAATGATGTAGAGAAGGGTGTTATTACTATTACAGATAAAGAAGGTAATAGAGTAGATTATGATGTGGCCAAAACTGTGGTGTTTGT